CTACCTGTTGTCAGGTCTGATTTCATGTATATGCTCCTTTGTTGCTATTCTTTCGTTAATTATTGCTTTCATCAAATGTTTCGTCTCCCCTAAAAATTCGCCGATAAACAGACCAGTTAGTAAGCACGTTGCAAACATGCCTTCCATTACATCGGGGAATAAATACGGAACAATGATATAGCTCAGTGCAATGCCACATAAGGCCATAACTAGGCTTAGCCAAAAATCCAGTTGTTTAAATAGTTTCAGCATATGCATGCCGCCCTCCCTCTAATCGAGCAGCTATTTTTTCAAACGCCTGCAAAATATCACTGGCATCAATCTTCTCACGCCCGGCCTCCTGCTTAATGATCGTGGTGTACGAATATATGAATGACGCCAGCATTTCTTTCTGTTCATCTGAAAATTCTATATCACACAGCTTCTTAGTATCATCGACAACACGTCCAAGCAGGTCAATGATCGAATCGTAACAAGCAAGCTGTCTTTTTGCCTCAAAAAAACTATAATTTCGTTTCAATGCCTTTTTGATTTCTTTGCGCATTATCCCCATGTGAATCAATAACATGCCTACTTCCGTATTTGTCAATTGAATCTTCATGATTTCTCCCCTTTTTTTATTTCGTCGAGATATTCTTGTAACTTGCGACGTTCAGACTCTGTCAGCTCATTAGGACGCATCATAAAAAAGGAGTTTCGTCCGATCCTAATGCGCCTATCAGCAAACTGCTTTACTCGTTCCCAGTGCATACAGGCGGACGGAAGTAAAATATAGCCCATGCGATTTACGATGTCTTGCGCGATTTCAAGCTGTTTGAAAAAATAGAATTTCTGTGTGATTTTCGCGAACTTCACAACCGGTATCGACGGAAAATGATACAACAATGTACGCGGATCTTTATCTTTATAGTGCTCCGGCACCAGTGAGTAGTTCACGGGCAGCCCTCCTTACGGTTTGACGCGATTTCTCATGTATTTCCTCAAGAGTCCTGAAAAATTCGTTCCCTTCTCGTTCGGTAGACGGCAACGGAAACCCTAGCACCATTGTGTCTGTGTCATATAGTCCGAGTTTAAATATTTTCTTCGCCTTCCACATCGGCAAAAACTGTTTATGCATAAATTCACCTGTCTGATAATCTGAAAAATGGATTGCAAAACCGCGGTCGCCAATCTTTCGGACATTAATCAAAACCTCGACGATCTGCCGGATGCGACTGTCCACGTTGTTGATTGACGGCGAGCAATATATTTGTACGCTCTTCATTTTTCGCGTAAACATCATAACTTCTGTGGCGATCGTCGCGCCGTATTTTGACCATTTGCGATTTGAAAACGCCATTTGCGCTTCATCCCAGCAACAAATGCTTCCCTGTGCTTCGGCCACTTTGTACCAATCAGTGTAATGCTCAAGAGGCATCGAGTCCTTAAGACCGTAGTTCGAAAACAACTGAATATCTCCGCCAAGCGCACGTACCTTCTCGCGCCAGTGATGCGCTAGAATGGACATTATTAGCGTCTTACCGGCCCCTAATGGCCCCTGAATGAAGAAATGATGAGCCATTAACGCTTGCCCCCCCTCTCCGCCCCGCTTGGAGCGACAATGACCGGCTTTGGCGGTTTCGGAATAAGCGCTTCGATCGTGTCGATATAGTATTGCGGATCAGCGACAAGCACTTTTCCTTGCATGATAAAGTTGATAATTTCACGATACGGATCGCTTTTTCCGTGTAAATATTCATTTTTCGATAGGCTTTCAAGTAATAAAATAGCCTTGATCTGCCATTCCTGCAGCTCTTGCGCTTTTGTCGTCATTTCTTCGAGGACTTGTTTGACGTCCGATATGTGCTGCACTTGTGGAAACAAGTCATCGGAAATGACGTTTTGTAGCTTTTCGGCATTGCTTTGCATCATGATCCTCCCCCACAGCTGGAAATGCCAACGATAATAAATGCAAAGAACACTAATCCAAATAAAAGGATTTTCGTCATATCAAGCTGGTTCGGTTCCGGAGGACGATATGAAGTAATTTGCCGAAGAACAATACTTTTTTCCAGTTCCGCCAATCGTTGAGTTTCCTGCACCGACCGCGACGGCGCGCGATAGAAAAAGTGTCGTCCCTCAGGTCCAGTCGTAATCTCACAGTCATGTATTGGCACTTTATATTTGCCTGTCACATACACTGCCCCGTCGCGAATGTCATCAATACGCTGTATATCACTCGTTTTTTGTTCATGGTCAAACACAATCAGGATGTCGTTTGTTTCTGGAAAAAACTCGTCCTTTTCCTTTTTCTTTAGCAATCCCATTAGATTACCGCCCTTCTCTGTTGTTTCTTCAAGGTTTTTCTATTTGAAAACTGAACGATTTTCCACCCTAAAAAGGCAACAACACCAATGCCGGACGCCGCCCCAGCGCCAAGCGTAAACATATAGAAAAATGCATCTACCACCACTTTACACCCTCTTTCAAACTATAATAGAGACGCATGACTGATCGGAAAATCAGCAGCGATCCTAAGATCACAACGGATGCCAACGCTGACGACACGACAAGTTGCCAAGCTGTCGGCATATCGCCAAACACGGCGAGATATTTGCCGACATTTAAACCCTGAGCGGTTATTTGCCCAACTGCGCGTAGCTTTTCTATGCCCATATCTAAAAATGTGATAGGAGGATTAAAGATTTTATCAATGAAACCATGTATCGAATCTTTAATGTTCATAGTGAATTACTCCCCTCCTACCCGAATGGACGATAGCAATTTAATCGCCGCAACGGCGGTAAACATCCATAGAATGAAAAGCAATATATACGCGATCGGCTCAAGTTTCAATGGCTGCATCGCGGTGAAAATTTTTCCGAGCATGTCTGAATAGCCATTTCCACTTCCACCGCGCGGAACATATACAAGGCTGGCAAGCGTTTTTGCAAAACCGACGAACAATGAAACAATCATTTTCGCCAGCTCGAAAAACAGCAAAAACAGCTTTACAGCTAGAACGCCGATTTTATACAAAAAGTACAGCAGCCCGTCAATCAACGCGTAAATGACTTCAAAAAACCCGACGATTAAATCAATAAGCCCCTGAAACAGCTTTTTTAACAGCCGCCCTATCCACTTTATGACTGACCATATGACATCAAAGAGCTTCCCAAACGCATCGCCGAGTATGCCTGCTAATACTAACGGCACAAAAATCATCGTTATCACTTGCTTATCACCTGCGAATCAGACTATATAACAGCCCAATCAGTTTTTCACCGAACATTGCTACTGCGAAAATAAATAGGATGGGCGTAATATATGGCATGTATCGTTGAAACACGATTTCAATGACCTCCTGTACGATATTGACATTCATATTCATGATTTCATACGCCCTCCTTTTACGAAAATCGTTTTTCGCAAAAATGCAATAAATGGCCTCCAAAAAATGAATACAAGCGACACTAAGATCAGCGGAGCCGCCCAGGAGAGAATGTTAACAACAGTTTTCATGAAATCGTCGAATAATATCGGAAATTCAATTGTCTTGCCTTGAACTGCGGGAACCTGAACAGCCTGCCCTTCTGTGCCGAACTCTCCGATCGGCATTAATTTTGCATCATAGCCGCCGAAAAAGTTCAGCTTCATATCTTTTTTCGGTATGATGACTTGCTGCCTCGCTGCATCAACTACTGTATAATCTTTTCCGTCGATCAGCACTTTCACTGAACCTTTTGTAGGGCTCGTCCAGGTGATAACATAGTCGCCGTTCTGATTTTGTGTCGTCGTCACACCAGTTAGGACCGGAACGGGCTCGGAAGGTGTTGTCGTTTCAATCGTTACCCCTTGCGACTCCTTTCCTTCAATATTGACAGATGTCACTTTGTATGAATATGTCGTTTTCGGCGTGACGGTCAAGTCCGTCCAATATGTGCCGTTCGTTTCAAACATCGGCGTATAGCTATCCGATGTCGTCGCGGCGGAAACAGCTGTCGCTCCAAAGAGCTGATCCCAAAATGATTGCTGTTCTATCTTTTTTCGATAGATTTTTACATGATGAAAAAACTCACTATCTGGTTTTGTCCAAGACAGCTTTACACGGTCGTATTTTGCGTCAGCTTGGAGGTTGGTGACATCTTCCACTGGAATTGTTGTCTTTGCTGTTGCTGTCTGTCCTGACGATGAATATCCTCCATTGTATTTCGAAACAATTTTTACTGTGTAGGATGTGTTTGGACTAAGATCAGTAAATGTATACGTCGTTGCGTTTTTATCCAAAGAAGTGATGAATTTTCCGTCTAAATAAAGATCATTGCCGATAAATCCTGAGTCGTCAGGATTTATCCATTGTGCTAAAATCGAATAAGCAGAAGGAAATAAATTTAAGTTTGTAACATCGGGCGGCGGTAGAGTTTTTACCGATGTTGTTATCCCGTCTGATTCATTACTACTCGTGTCGAACGTCGTTATTCTAATATTATATGTGGTATTAGGTTTTAATTCGGTTAATCTATAAGATGTTGTGGTACTCCCCATAGTTTCCACTAAAACCCCGTTTACATACAATCTAGTTCCTGCGAAATCACTATCAGTAGGTTTATAAAAGGTAAGAAAAATCGTTGTGTGAGTAGATGACGTTACTAGATTTGTCACTTCGTGTGGTGGTGTTTTGTCAATTGGCACCGTCATTTCAACCTCATGAACCAGCAAAGAGTAGTAATCTTTGTAAGATGTAGAATAGACTGTAACTTCTGTAGCCGTAGAAGGAATATTAAAATCATACGAAACTAAACTGCTATAAACTTTCTTATTACCGCTATCCCAAACTGTTCCTTGAGAGTTAGAAAACACAATTCTATATGAAGCGGTGTCTCCGCTACTAATAGAACTTCGTAAATGTATTTTCATTGAACTTGAACCAGAAGGAATTCGATATGTGATATATCCATTCCCCCCTAAGTTAGCAAAGGAATTTAGATTACTATCAACAGAATTTTGTAAAATCCCCCCTAAATTGCTTTGACCTTTAACAATTACAGGAGATACATAACCGCTCGTTACAGCTGCAAAAGCAGACAAGCAAATGGAAAAAAATGTAACAAAAAATATACAAACTATAAAAGTTATTCTTATCCGCATTATTTATTCATCCACTCCCATCCGGATCATCAGGGTGTTTTTTGTAGTATTTTGAGCCTTGTATGCCGTCGTCTTGCGGTATTGGTGGATTGCCACTATTGTCTCCAGGACTTGGCGGGGTGTCGTTGTTTTGGCTCGGGATTGGTGTGTCACCTGTATCCGGTGTCCCGTTTTGGTCTTTTGGAATCGGCATCGGCTGGTCATCCGGCTGTTGTGGATGACCGGCGTCCCATCCCCCTGCATCCGTGTTCCCCGGCTCCGGTATCTTGTCCGGTAACGGCGGCAAAGTATCTATCGGGTTCACAATATCGAAGCCTCCCGATTCGTCTTCACGAAATTCAATTTTCGGCGCTTCACTCTCGATACGATCTTTCGTAAATCCTGATGTATCCAATCCTGAATCAGGCATGCTTGGCACTTTGTCCTCGATGCCGTGTGTGTCCACCCCCGGGAGATCTGGCGGCTCTGCCGGCGGTGACGGCGCTGTTCCCAACATCACTTCAAGGTCGGCTACAAGTTTCGGCACAATCGTATCGCGAAAAATGGCCGCGACTTGGTTCCAGTTCGGCGCAGGAGGAATGGCATCTCTAATTTCATTGAGCTTCCCCATATACTGACTCCATCCAGGACAATTGAATAGGTCGCAACCAATACAGCTGTTTCCAGCCGAATCAGCCCCCATAAAAACTACATGCCTTGATAAATCATTATCAGACCATGCCTCTAACGCATGAAATTCTCCTACTGATGCCCGAATCCTAAAACCTTTTGCTCCTGGAGGAAAGTTATAATCAGAAAATCCAGCCAAGGCTGATGATCCCAATAAATTCCCCGACGCATCAAACCATTGCAGTGCACCTTGTCCGGATCCTTGAATTTTTACCCTTGTCCAGTTGTCGTCATGATATATACTGTCTGCCCAAAGGATTGCATCGCCGCTTTGGGATCCAAAATATCCATAGATACATTCGCCGTTTGAACATACTGCATCAGCTGCATACGATCGATCGGGCAAGATCATCACATATGCAACCGCTATGGCTAAAATCATCAATGTCATTTTTTTAACCATATAATATATCCCACGCCCCCTATGTTAAAAAAGGGGGACAGTGACATCCCCCTTTTTTGGCTCATTACTTAGCCGTGGCGCGTCCAAAAATAGACTTGATAAAAGAAATGATTTTCGGTGCGAACCCAAGCGCCAAGGCAAGCAACACAAACGGACCCACCCAAGAAATGAGGCTGTTGACACTGCCGATTAAATCTGAAACCGAAAACGGCAACGTCAGCCCAGAAAGATCAATAGCGGCACCTAAAGCAGGCATGAATGATTCCTCCTTGATTTAATAAGATTTATTTCACTAGCAATGCTAGTTGAAACCTAATACCGTCGTATTTCATAATCATCAGTATCCTGTCTGTTGATCTCGTTTTCATTGGCAAAACTTTTTTTAATGACCGGGATCAACAGCGATATAGCACCGGCCGCTGCCATGATCATAATGGCAGGTGCCGCATAAAACAAAATCCATTTGACGTAATACCAAAACTCATCCAACCTCGCTGGCGTAAAAAACGTCTGAAACTGTGGCATCTTATCACGACCTCGATCTGATCGCCACGATCACGCCATGCAACAGCATCCCGACGGCGACAATGGCGACGACAAGCATGACGAAGGGAGCAACAGTTTTCAATAAAAATCCGAAAACACCCCAAAAAAACGACCAATCGAACACATTCCCGATACTGGACATTTTCTCCCTCCTTATCTCATCGCCTGATAAATCGCCGTCGCCACGAAACAGAATGTCAAAAAAATCGCCCAGGATGCTAACGCAGTGATGACATCGCCGTTACCAAATACAACCTTAAATGCATAGGCAACCAGCGTTCCTGTGTTTACCATCGCTGTTTCGCCCCTTTCAGAGCTGAAACCAAAAACATGGTGACGGGGTGCAACAACAAGCACGATCCGATGATGACGAGGTAGGCACCTAAAATATCTTTAGAAGTGGCAAAAATAAGGCTGTACATTATCCTACCTCCTCATAAATCGCTCTAGCACCATAAAAATCAACATAGCCGCCAATATAACGGAAATGACGACATCGCCAAGGGTGATCTCGTGAATGACCACAATATTTCCTTCTTTTGTTTCGATGACGGTATGTTCACGCATCTCAACATATCCGATGTTCGATGTTTGGTCATTCATTAATTTTTCACCCCCATCTTAAATGTACAAGCCCGTTTTGCTCTTTCATATCACCAAAAAATTTTGGTCATATCAATGCAGAAACCGGGCAAAGCTGTCTTCGCCCGGCCAACAAGACTTTCATAAAAATTCGTCTTTAATTTCCCCGTACAGATTAAAGATTAGAAATCTCGTCGTGCATTTTTATAGATATATAATATCTTTAAAACCTTACACGTTTACGATAAAGTTCCTACCCGTTTTTGTTTTCCCGGTTTCAAGCGTCGTAATCCAGTCACTTAAATCTTGTTCTGAACATCCAAGTTCTTTTAATTCTTGTGGAAATTCGTAAAATTTTCTTTTCCACCTCCGCATCTTCTTCAACGCCTGCCTAGCCTCCCCAAAAGCATATACTCGCCGTTCACGTCTCGTTGAATATTCCTGCCCTCTGTCGTACACGCACAGATAAATATATCTCTTTCCATTTGATTTCACCTGGGACAAATACATTTTTCACACCTCCATCACCGGACTAGATAGTAGATGAATCCTCCCATGATAATCAGAAACAAGCCAGAGAAGACTACTGTATCCAAGAAGTCTCTTACTTTACTATTCATCGATCCCACACTCCTTTTCTTCACATTGAGAATATATCCCGCAATGGCATTTTAGTTTTGGAATTACCTCGATGCTCCAAATTTCAAATCCGCACTGTTCGCAAAAAAATCGAAACATTCCTCATTTCCCCTTTTGTTCTTTAAGGCAATGATATTCGTGATTCAGTTCTGACAGCGTTAATTCATCCAATAAACGCCCCTCAACAGTTTTTCTGTACCCCGCAGCCTGCAACTGCTCAATCCGTTTAACCCTAACTTGTTCGATCGCCTCGCGTAAGTATAATTTAAAAGCAGTCATGTTACTCCCCCTTCTTTATAGAGAATATATATTTGCTCGTCCTTCCTGCCTTTTTAGCCATTCTATGAAACCAACTGCTTCGGCCAATGCATGATGAAAAGGAACGCGATTAGCTAAAACTTTTATTCGATACGGACGGGGATCACCGTGAATGTAGCTTCCTCGCCAAACGATAGCTTTATTTCCTTCCCGCTCAATAAACAAGTACGATCCTTTCCCATATCGGAACTCATAAAGCTCTCCATACGCATATATCAAAAATCCATACCGCCGGGCTTGTTCATTTTCTTCCAACCGCCTTTTGATTTCCTCCTTGTGCTGCTGGATTTGTTTTTTTAAATCCATTGGCAAGCTCCCATCTTTATAAAGCAAGCTGATTTTGTTGTTTTTTACTTTTATTTGAATATTTAGATTTTCTAATCTGTAAAAAATGTTATATAACATATAACTCCCCCTTATCAGTTACTTAGTTACTTCAAGTTACTTAAAAAGGGGTATTTTCCGTATAATTCACCCCATAGAGAATATTCCTAAAAACGGGTAACTCATGGTAACTAAGTAACTATATTTCTTCCTCAACTAAGTTACTAGTTACCTCAAGTGACTTATTTTTCGGTATTTCCTCAAAATTATCGCCTATAGGCGATTTACCGGAATTTGAGTAACTGGAGGTAACTTTATAACTTTCAGCGGAAAGACCGATGCCGAAAAAGAATGTTTTGTTTCCGGTGGATTTCCGTTTTTCGAATCCGCGCAGCACCAATCTCGCAGAAAACTTTTGCTTTTTCAACGGGATTTCACTGTTTTCCTCGCACCAGCTGATATATTCCTTATACAAATCGTTCAGCTGGACTTTTGCTCCTGGATGGATCACACAACAATCATTCAAAAAATTGCTGAGCAGATCCATTTCCTCTTTATATTCATCCGTCGCGTTTTTCACTTCGTCCGGCTCGCCTAAACCTTCTTTTTGCCATTTCAAGCATCCTTCAACAGCCCAACGCAAAATGCCTGGAAGCTCATTCAGCAATTTTTCAGGTAGATGCTTGTCTACCTGTTCTTTTGGGATCGTATACGTGAATGGCACAAGACGAATACGTCGCCATATCCCTTCATCATCGCCTTTGATGATTGGCTTATGATTTGTCGTGAAGAAAATCTTGAATTCAGGCACAAATTCGAAAAATTCCTTGCGTAGGAAACGGGCTGTGATCGGTTCGCCTCCCGTCAGCTGCTTGATGAGCGATTCACTGAGGCGCTGGCCGTCTTCGCTCTCAACGGCTGATACAAAACGTGCTCCATGCAGTCGGGCAATATCGTTATTGATCCCTGAATCGTTCATTTTTGCCGTGAATGTATTGGAGTTCGTCTGTTTTGCATAGTCTCCTAGCAACGCCTTGACAGTGTTGATAAACGTTGATTTACCGTTTCGCCCCGTTCCCCATAAAAAGAAGACGACTTGCTCGGATATATCACCCGTTAGTGCGTATCCGATCGCTTTTTGTAAAAACTCGATAATGTCTCGCTTAACTTCATCACCATCACGAAAGATGGACTCTAGGAATGCAATCCACGTAGGGCATTTTGCATTTGGATCATAATTCACATGCGTATTTTTAGTCATCATATATTTGCGGTCGTGCGGCAACAATTCTCCTGTCCGTAAATCCACCACGCCATTTGCGCAATTCAGCAAAAATTTATCCTTGTTCAGCTCATCCTGGCTGATCGGCAACATCGCTTCCGCCCTGGCGATTGAGTTGAGGAATACGGAGCTTTTTTCACTTGCTTTCGCCCATTTCAGCAGTTCGTTTCGTGCATCGTTATTTTCTTCTTGTGCTGCTTCTGCATACATTTCGCGAAACGTCCGAATTGCAATGCGTTCAATCTGCTTTTTCTTGTCCTCTACCCATGTTTTTCCATCCCAGATGAGCCATTCCTCAAATTCGACGCAATAGCGCAAGTTTTGACCGTTCCGCGCGACAAGTCGTTCGGCGTTGCCCATTTCCGTTAGGTTGAACTTTTTCCCTTCTTTTCGCGATGGAGAAGGCATCGGTAGCGGTGCAAAATAGTCCGTTCCACTTGGTTCATGTTTCAATGCACTATTTAATGTGTTTGCAAATTCACGCTGGTCTAATGGAGGAAGAAAAAAATAGCGATTTAGGAAGCTGGCTATTTCACGGACTTGTTCTTGGGTGTAACCAAATTCAACCAGACGGCAACAATGGGAAAATAACGCATTATTACGTCCACCCTCGGGCATCGGGATTGGAAACGGGCGTTGCGCTTTGTCAATTTTTTTTAAGCGTTCAAAGAAAATTGGCATCGGCGACAGTTCTCCGTCGGCAATATGTACCCATTCGCGTCCGCCTGTATTTTCGCTTGGAAGAACCACTTGACCGCGCCCGGAAAGCCGATAGTCGCCGACAAAGCCGCCAGCCATGAGCACTGTCGCGTCTTGTCCTTTGATTTTCCCTGTCGAACGAAAGAAAAATTGAAAGCCTCGTATTGTGCGAATCGCATGAAATTTATATCCTTCACGCAAAAGCGCCTTAAGAAGCATCTCCCCTTCTTCCTGCTCGTCGATGTCAATAACGTCATACCCGTCTGGAATAACAAGACCTGTCCACCCTTTTTGCCGCAACCAGGCACGAATCTCTCCTTCTGTCATGCCTGGGCGATTTAGATCTTGCCATCCCTTCATGCAAGGCCGTTTCGCGACACTGTATGCTTTTTGCGGATCAGATTCATTGTTCATCCGTGAATAGCCAATCAGTCGAATAATCTTGAGGGGCTTTTTCGCTGATGGAAAAAGCCTCTCAAGACTCATTTGAAAGTCAAGTGCTGCCTGCAT